CAGACCAATCGTAAAAGGCGGGGCTTTGCCCCTTAAAAAATGACCTCTGCCGCACTTACGCAAACAATCAATATCGTGCCCGTGCAGGGCATCTTTAGCGAGACGGGCGTTTGTGTCGGCTTAGTAGGCCCAGGCGGGGAGTTTTTCTCCCCTCCTATTAATTCAGACACGATTGTCGGCAGCACGATTGACTCATCTCCAATCGGCTCAACGACCCCATCGACGGGCGTTTTCACGACAATTTCAAGCACCGGACTAGCGACATTCAACAATTTCGCGTCCAGCAACGTCAACATTACCGGTGGGTCAATTTCCGGTGTTTCTATTGCAATCACCGCGCTAAATAACACTCCGGTGGGCAATATCACGCCATCTACTGGCGCGTTTACCACGCTCAGTTCCACTAGCCTGTCGGTCACAAACACGATTAGCGGCTCAATTAACGGCAATGCTGCCACCGCGACCTATGCGACTACCGCAGGGTCGGCAACCACAGCAACCACAGCCACTACCGCTACAACGGCCACAAACCTCGCAGGCGGCGCAGCAGGGTCTATCCCTTATCAGACAAGCGCAGGCGCGACTTCGATGCTTGCAACCGGTACAGGCGTGCTTGTTGGTGGTGTAACGCCTAGCTATACAACGACCCCGACGCTGACCGGCACAAACATTACCGGTATCCCTAATGGCGGCTTGTTGAACTCAAGCATCACTATTGGCAGCACGTCGATTGCGCTTGGTGCAACAGTTTCCACGCTTACCGCGGTCACCTTGGCTAACCCAACCGTCAGCAATTACGGCTTATTTACATCAACGTCTGCGCCAAGCTATGTAGAGGGTCGGCTTTGGTACGACTCCACGCAAAAAGCGTTGTCGTACTTCAATGATGTAACGAACAACACAATCCATGTCGGCCAAGAGACTCAGCTAAAGATTTACAACAACACCGGCAGCACGATTTCCCGTGGCGCACCGGTCTACATTACGTCAACTTCTAGCGGGTTTACCTATCCTTTGGTGGCATTGGCAAAGGCCGACACTCAAGTTACAGGAAACGCCATTGGCTTGGCAAATCAAGACATTCCTAACGCGACAGCGGGTTATGTTGTCATTGCGGGTTTAATCAACGGCCTAAGTCTTGGTTCAATGACGGTTGGAGACACGGTTTATGTAAGCCCATACTCTGCTGGTCAGCTAATGAACACCTACCCGCCGACAGGGTATCCGGTGAAGATTGGTGTTGTTGCGTATGCCAACAGCCCCAATGGGGCGATTTACGTTAGCCAATCCAATTCGTATGTTTTGGCTGGCAGCGTGGTAGGAACACTTGCAATTGCGAACGGAGGCACAAATGCTACAACAACTCCGACTGCGGGCGCGGTGGCGTACGGTACGGGTACGGCTTATGCGTTTACTGCGGCAGGCACTTCTGGTCAGGTCTTAACTTCGGCTGGCTCGGGCACTCCGACATGGTCTACGGCATCGGCATCCGTAACGATAACCGACGATACAACGACTGCTTCGGTTCGTTATCCATTGTTTGCAAATCAAACAAGCGGCGCAATTTCCACGGAATACACTAGTTCCACCAAACTGCAATACACGCCTAGCAGCGGATTGTTGGCCGCCACCACGTTTAGCGGCTCGGGCGCAAACCTGACAAACATCCCTAATGCTGCGCTGACCAATTCGTCCATCACTATTGGTTCAACTGCGGTTAGTTTGGGCGGTACGGTCACCACGATTGCAGGCTTGACATCGGTCACTAGCACGACATTTGTCGGCGCGCTTAGTGGCAATGCAAGCACGGCTACATCGGCGACCACGGCGACAAACGCCACAAATACGGCCATTACAGATGATGTATCAACGTCATCAGCGGTTTATCCGACTTGGGTAACAACTACCACCGGCAATTTGCCGCAAAAAACATCGTCCACTAAACTTAGCTTTACACCATCCACCGGCGCATTACGCGCATCGCAATTGGTAATTGCACCATAGGAGTTAAATCATGGGTTCATTAGTCTTTCAAGCAACGCTCGGCGGCCAGGTTAATCTGAATGGCCCTAACACCGCGTCCACATTTGACATTGCTGTGCCCGCCACAACGGGAACAATGGTCACCACCGGAGATTCGGGGACTGTTACCAATACGATGCTTGCTGCAAGCGCGTACAACACGCCTGGAACGATTGGCTCAGGAACGGCTAATACCGGCGCATTCACCACATTGAGCGCGTCTAGCACGGTCTCAGGCACAGGCTTTAGCACTTACTTGGCAAGCCCACCGGCCATCGGAGGAACGGCGGCAGCCGCAGGCACATTCACCACATTAAGCGGAACAACGTCTGTCACCACGCCTATTGTAAAAAGTGCTAGTTCGTTAACTTTACAAACTAACGGCACAACTGCTGCGGTCACAATAGACACAAGTCAAAATGTATCTATTCCAAAAGGCGTTGGTGGGACTCCATCTTTTAGTGCATATCCAAGCGCAACAACAAGCCTAACTCAGTTTACAGTTACAAAAATAACATATGGTACTGAGGAATGGGACACAAATTCAAATTTTGCATCGAGTAGATTTACACCAACCGTTGCAGGATATTACCAAGTAAATGCCTCCACTAGTTTAGCATCCACATCGGCATTAACATACATATATGTTTATAAAAATGGCTCTGCATATAAGTCGGGAACTTTAGTAACTGCATCTAATTGGACAATTGTTTCTTGTCAAGTGTACCTAAACGGTTCTACGGATTACATAGAAATTTATGTTCAGCAAAATGGGTTAACTCAAAACAATGAAACAACATCAAGTAACAATTATTTTCAAGCAACACTAATTAGGGGCGTATAACATGACACTTTACGAAAAAATAATGGCGTTGTATCCAGTTTTAACCGAACGGGACTTTATGACTACCATTCAATTGCAAGATGATTCGGATGGTAGGGGCGCATACATAGCTAAATGGGAACACCCCACATTAGCGCGGCCTACTGAAGAACAACTAGCATCATTTTAATTTTTTAACTGTTTTAGTTGCAATTTCAAAGGCTAAATAATGGCAAATTTCACATGGAAAATTCCTGAGATTTCCGCTACAGACGGGCTGATTACTCATGCGAAATACCATGTGACAGCCCAAGTAGACAATGAATCGGTGGAGACTGAAGGCAATTGGTACTTTAACGAGCCAACCCTAAAAACGCCGTTCGCCGATGTGACCGAGGACATGGTTGCGAACTGGATTGAAGCCGAGTCTTACAAAGATGGAATAAATGTTATAAAATCGGGGTTAGAGGAACAACTGGCGCGTAAGTCGAATTCTGTTGTGCCTCCTTGGAAACCGCAAGTGTTTACCCTGGAGCAGACATGACAGCCCCGATTGACATCATTTCTCGCGCACTCAAGGACATTGGCGCTTTAGAAGCCGGTGAAACACCTACGCCCGAAGCGGCGCAAGATGCGTTTGAAATGCTCAATGACCTTATTGACCAATGGTCAAATGAGGACATGATGACTTTCTACAAAACAGAAATCATCTTTCCCGTGGTCAACGGACAAACCCAATACACCATCGGCCCAGGCGGTCAAGTTGGAGCAGTCTTTACCGGCTCAATCACCGGCACAACCCTTACGGTTACGGCCATTACATCGGGCGCAATTGCCATAGGGCAAACCCTAAGCGGCACAGGAATCACCGACGGGACTAAGATTTTGTCGTTCCAAAGCGGTGCGGGCGGTAATGTCAACGAGGCGGGAACTTACACCGTCAATTTCTCGCAAAATGTATCGTCCACCACGATTAACGCCTATTACCAGCGGCCCTTAGTCATCAATTCCGCATTTGTGCGGATTAACACTTATTCAAACGGCCAGCCGATAACCAATGGCGGTCTTGACTATCCAGTCTCGGTGCTGAACGTTGAAGAATACGAAATGATTGGCTTGAAGACGCTAAACGGCCCTTGGCCCAAGGCGCTCTACTACCAGCCAACCGAAACGCTAGGCAATTTGTTCTTGTGGCCAAACCCCGCCCAAGGCGAAATGCACATCTTTGCCGATACGATTTTCAGCAACTACACCGGCTTGTACGACAATATTTTGCTGCCGCAAGGCTACGCAATGGCGCTGCGCTGGTGTTTGGCAGAACGCCTAATGCCCATGTATGGCAAAGCAAGTCAAACGCAAATCGCAATGATTATGAAGTTTTCCGCGCAAGGCAAAGCCACCATTAAGCGCACAAACATGAAGCCGCCACCTGTTGCTCGGTACGCCGATGCGTTGCTTGTTGGCCGCCAAAAGGATGCGGGCTGGATTTTGTCGGGCGGCTTCTTCCGCTAAGGTCAAATAAATGCCCGATTTTGGTTTTGTTGGCCCATCCTACGAAGCACCGTCGATTTATCAAGAATCGCAGGAGTGCATCAATTTCTTTCCTGAGATTGACCCACTCAAGCAGCCTGGTACACGGGGCATTGTTGCGCTCTATCCAACCCCAGGGCTAACCTTACAAACTGTACTGAATAACGCTGAAGTGCGCGGTCTTCGCACATTGTCTGGCGGCTCGCAAATGATTGCGGTCTGCGGCGTTTATGTTTACGTCTTTACTTCTAACCTTACCTCGACCATTGTCGGTACGCTCAATTCATCTACGGGGCGCGTGGGCATTACCGATAACGGAATCAATGCTTACATTGTTGACGGGGCTTATCGGTACACATGGCGCATTTCATCTCCGTCTAACGCAATCTTCACCGGCTCTGTGTCGGGCACGACTTTGACTGTTACGGCCATGAGTTCGGGGACGATTACAGCCAACCAAAGTCTTACTGGCGTGGGTGTGACCGCAGAGACCGTTATAACGGCGTTAGGGACGGGAACTGGTGGAGTTGGTACATACACCCTAAACACATCGCAAACAGTTTCAGCACGGTCTTTGAGCAGCACGGCGGTCGGCGCTCGATTTACGGCAAGCATTAGTACAACTGTACTAACTGTGACCGCAGTCGCATCGGGCACGATTTACCTTGGTCAGACAATCCAGGGCGCAGGCGTTACGGCGGGGACAATCATCACCGCATTTGGTACTGGCTCGGGCGGCGCGGGAACTTATACCGTTAGCGTAAGCCAAACCGTTGCATCGGAAACCATGTATGCGCTGAACTTCAGCGTTTTGCCTTCTACCGATGGCGCATTCAGCGGTGCGAATTCTGTTGATATTGTGGACAATTATTTTGTTTACAACGACCCTAGCACTCAGCTTTGGGGCGCATCAAATCTGCTGTCTCCCATTTCTGCCAGCACATCCTACTCGCTGAAAGACGGTTCTCCCGATAAGCTGGTGGCGCTCATTGTTGACCATCGTGAAGTCTATTTGATGGGAGAAGCATCATCTGAAGTGTGGACGGATGTTGGCGCGGTTCAGTTCCCGTTCCAACGCATTCCAGGCACATCTACCCAACAAGGTATTGCGGCGCAGTTCTCCGTGGCCCGCCTTGGCCCATCGTTCGCCTATGTGTCGAGTAACAATCGCGGCCAAGCGCAAGTGATGCAGATGAACGGGTACATCCCGCAACGAATTTCTACTCACGCTGTAGAGAATTCGCTTACCAACCAATACATTGATGACGCAATTGCATGGACATATCAGCTTGAAGGCCACGAAGTCTACGTTTGCACATTCCCGACGCTTAATCTGACTTGGGCATACGACTTCACCACGCAGATGTGGCACAAATGGCTGTACACCAATACGGATGGAACTTATGGCCGCCATCGTGGTAACTGCTGCGCGGTCTTCCAGGGCATGGTGTTGGTGGGAGATTATGCCAATGGTTGTATATACGAACTAGACAAAAAGAACTACACCGACAACGGTCAAAACGTCCGTCGCCTACGCCGTGCGCCCCACCTGACAACAGACCTACAGCGCCAGTATTTCGAAGAATTGCAAATTCAGTTCCAGCCAGGCGTTGGCACGACGGGACTATCTACCCCGACAGGCGATATTTACATTAATTCGCCCTATTACATTTACCCTAACGCGACCTTTACCATTGGCGCGTTGGCAACCTACATTCTTGGGTTTCAAGCAACGGTAAACAACATTACGACCACGACTTATCCACAGGCTATGTTGCGCTGGTCTAATGATGGCGGCTCCACTTGGTCTAAAGAATATTGGGTCACTATTGGACAGCTTGGCAAGTATCGCAACCGTGCTATATGGCGGCGGCTTGGGCAGGCGCGGGATAGAGTCTTTGAAGTGTCTATTACCGACCCCGTTAACGCGGTCATCATTTCTGCTAACTTGAAAATGAGCGCAGGAGAAAACTAATGGCACTTTCAAACACTCAACAAATCAACCCTTATCCACAAGCTGAATTTTTGGATAAGACAACCAACCGGCCAACCCGTTCATGGCAGCAGTTCTTTTTGAATTTGCTTAATTTTTCATCGGCTACTACGGCTACGGCTGGCTCTGCGACTTTGCCCGCTAACCCCGTTGGGTTCATAAACGTGACTGTAAACGGCAATGCCTACAAGATTCCGTACTACAACCTATGAAAACCGTACAGGAAATTCTTGCCGCTGACTTGGGCAAAAACTACCCAAACAAGACGTTAACAGCGCAGCAATATTACGATGGCCTAATGGAGTCCATCAAGGGTAAGCATCGGCTGTACCGCGAAAACAACACGCTATTCATCGCGCATGATGTAGGTGATGGCGTTGAATTCCACGCAATGAATGCCGAAAAAGCCGACAGTTTGGTCAAAAATTGCAATGCGTTCTTTGATAAAATGTCAGAAAAGGGTTACAAGTACGCCGTCACCTATTACGACAACCCCAAAATCACGACGCTTTTGGTGCATTCCAAGTACCCTTATGAGTCAGAAAAGATTGACGATGGGGAATATCGAACCTATAAATTTTTAGTGAGGTTGTCATGGGCGCAGTAAGTCAGATTATTCAACCAATTTCCACGCTTGTTACTAATGTTGTTCAAGATACAAGTAATGCGTTAACAGGCGCATTGCAGCCTGTTGAAAAAGCTGTTAGTCAAGGTATTACTGATGTAGGTAAAACCATTGCAAATAACCCAGCTTTAGAGGGCGCAATTACGGCTATTGGCGCTTATTACGGAGTCCCCCCATCCATAACCGCAGGATTTCTAGCAGCAAACAAAACATCTCAGACCGGCGGCAACCTTGAAAAAGGGCTAGAGACGTTGGTTTTGTCGTATGGCGCTGGCGAGTTGATGAATCCTGGCGCGATTGATTTATCGTCGCCTGCCGCAATTGACCAAAGCGTTTCTCAAGCACAAGCCGCTGCCCAATCTGCTGCACCAACTGCGCTTGCCGATGTAGGTGCAGCCGCTGCGCCCGCAGCTATTGCCGATGCTGGGGCCGTTGCAGCCCCTGTTGCGTCATCGGCTGTTACTGGCACATCATTAGGAGAATTGGGCGCAGTTACGCCTGCTGGAGCCGCTGTGCCTGCCGCTGGTGCAGGATTGTCTGAGGTTGCTGCAACTGGCGCAGGGGCATCTAATTTATCTCCTGCCGCGCTTGAATCATTAACTGGACAGGCTGGCTATGGTGTCAATGCTGCTGCTGCAGCTGCTGCACCAGGCCTTGGTATTGCTGATTCGTTAGTTGGCTCAGGCGCAGGAATTGGTGCTGCAAGCGCAGGACTTGGCGGGTTATTAGCAGGAGTTTCTGGGACTCAGCTTGCCGCGCTTGGAACTGGTGCGGCAGGGCTGTTTAATTCTGTTTCTACTCGCCAAGCAATGCAAGATGCTTTAGGTTACCAACAAGGAGCCACGGCATCATCGCAAAAAGCATTAGGCGACGTTTACAACCAACAGCTTCAATATCAAGCGCCTTATCAAGCGGCTGGCGTTGGTGCGGTAAACGAGCTTGCGGGCATGAACCCGTATTTAACGCATCAATTCAATGCGGCAGACCTACAGGCTGGCTTGGCTCCGAATTACGATTTCATGCTGCAACAAGGCCAGCAAGCCAATCAGCGCGCAGCTAATGTCGGCGGTGGTGCGTTAGGTGGTAATGCGCTGACCGGCCTCAATCAATTTACGCAGAATTACGCAGGCAATGCATACCAAAACGCATTTAACAACTATCAAAACCAACGCACAGGAATTTACAATAGCCTTGCTGGTATTGCTGGCATAGGTCAAACCGCCAACACGGGCGCGGGGACTGCTGGCCAAAACTTCAGCCAAGGAACTGTTGGCCTCAACACCGGTCTTGCAAACGCTCAAGCTGCAAGCACAATTGGCCAGGCTCAAGCCGGTGCAGGCGGTCTGTCTAATCTTACAAATTCGTTCTTCTTGGCAAGTTTGCTCGGGTCTAAAGGGTAAAAATCATGGCTGACTATTTCACCGGATACCAAAATACCACGCCGCAAACGTCCCTTGCGGACATGATGAATATTGCTAACACCGCGCAACAATACAAGCAAGCGCAGGCATTGAACCCGTTGGCACTGCAAGCCAAGCAAATGGAAATTCAACAAGCGCAAGCAATGAATCCTTTGCAACTGCAAAATCAACAATTGCTAATCCAACAAGCGCAAGAAAGTTATCGCCAAGCGTTAGCAACAAATCCTGATAAAGCAGCGGAAATTGCAGCACAAGCAAAATTGGCTGGAATAAATTTATTTACAGCACAATTAACTCAAGCGCCAACAGTTTCCAAGGCATATAGTGGTGCTGCACAAGCATTGTCAGAAGCAGACTTGGCTAAACTTAATTTAACAAGTGCTTATTACCGCCAAGGCGCACAAAAAGCATTGCAGCTAATTGGCAAAAAAGATTTAACTTATGAAGACGTTGTTAACGAACTTGATAAACATTTAGACCTTTTTGGCGCGTCTCCAGAAGCCCGTAAATTAGCAAAAGAAAGCATTCCTGTAACAAAAGACCAAACGGTTTTGCAAGATGCGTTAAGAGATTTTTCCCTTCAGTCTTTGACGGCTGAACAACAAATGAATAAACGCTTTCCTGCTGCAACCGCAACGACTACGGAAGCAGGAAAAACATTCATTACACAACCAGCCGCATTTCCCGCAACCATGCCAAAAGTTATTCAAGGCGTGGCTGGCGGCGGTCAAAGTAATGTGCCGCCCGAACAAAATGCGCCTCAACTAGTTGGGCAAGCCGCCCCTCAAGGTCTACAGCCCGCACAAATGGGCGTTGTCGGCATCAGCGCACCAATTAAATCAACTTATCCAATCCGCGTTGGTCAAGGTGCTGGAACATACACACCGGCTGTTGGTGAAGAAGATGACCGCGCTACTGGCGTAAAAATGCGCCAAGCATTGACTGCAAATCTAAACAATTCGGCTCAAATGAATCGAAATTTAGAAGAATCGCTAAAGTCAATCACAAATCTAGACCCTGGTGCATGGTATTCATCCGGTCTTGCAGGAACTATTCGCCGCAATGTGGCAAATCTTGCTGGTAGTTCAGATTACAAAGAACTGTCTAAAAACCTTGCTAATTTGCAAATTGCTCAATTGCAAGCACAAGGCCAATCATTGCAAACCGATTCGGGCAAACATCTGCTTGCTATGGCCTCAGGTGATGAGACTTACAACCCTGATGTGCTGATGGACATTGTTCAGCGTACCGCTGCAACACAAAAAGAACTACAGCTAAAAGCGCCTGCAATGCAAACATTTGCACAAAAATATGGTGATGCAAATTACGCAAAATTCAATCAAGAATGGTCTAACAATTCAGATTCAAAAGTGTTCCAAGTAATGAACATCATTGACAGAGTAAAAGACCCCAAAGAACAAAAAGCGCAAATTGACGCATTGCTTGGCGCAGACAAAGCAAAACGCAAAGAGTACCTAGAAAAATACGACAACATTCAAAAACTAGTTAAAAATGGGAGCCTAAACTAATGGCCGACATTCGTTCTCTTATTGCTGGTGACGAAGAACAAGCCGCGCCTGCACGCGCTGTTGCGCCCGTTACGCGAAAAATAACGCCTGCGGCACAAGCATCAAGTGATGTTGATAGGGCGGCAATTTTGCAAAGCGAATATGCAAAAGCCAAAGCACGATTGGCTGCTGGCGATACAAGGGCGCAAGGTGATATTGCGGCATTGACACGCGAACTAAAAGCCGCTGGTGCTGCGCCTATTGAAAGTGTTGTGCCAGTCGCAATGCCTGCTGCTGCGCCCGTTGCAGCCCCTGTTGCGCCTATGGACGCTCGAACATTAATTGCCGGTGATGGAACAATTGCTCAACAAGCCACCCCGCCGCCACCGCCATCGCCCGTGGCAAAGCATTTCATGGATGCGTTTAACACCATCCAAAATGCCAAGCGTGACATTGGGCAGCGTATTGCGGGCGGTATTGATGTTGCATATAGCGCATTGCCCGTGGCCGCTGGTGCAGCTACTCAAGCAATTGCAACTCCGTTTGTTGGCCCTGCGCGTGCTGAACAGATGGGCACTCAGCTATCACAATTTATTGGACAGCCCGTAGGAAAAGCACTTGGCGTTACCGGTGAGAAATCCTATCAACAACCAGTTGGCCCTATTCCTCAACAGCTAATTGCAGCGGTAAAAGATTTTGCGGTCAATCAAGGTTTGACAGCAGACCAAATTTCAGCAAAGACGGGCATTCCACCTGAATCAGTCAGAAACATTGCAACGATGGCATCGTTTGCTATTCCCGAAGTTGTGGGCATGGTTGCAAAGCCTGTGGTTGCCGCTGCAAGAGAAGCAATGCCCGCGGTGGTTGATGCACAAGGCAATGTGATTTCACGCGCTGGTCAACCCCGTCCTGCCTCTAATGCAACCATTCAGCAAGTGCAAGCGCAATTTGCTAAAAAACAAGCTGCCGCACAAGCTGCTGAACAAGCCGCCGCTAGACCCGCTGATTTTGGCACGGCTTATAAAACCACAGCCGAGCCGCCATTGTTTAAACCGACGGTTGAATTGACACCTGACGAAACTGGTGTTTATCGTGAAAAACCGCCGCTTGCATTGCCTGGCCCATTTGGTGAGGAGCCTGTTGCGCCCGTTGCAGCAGCAGAGGCCCAACCTGTTGCAGCAGAAATGCCTGCCTCTGTAGGTGCTGCTGGTGTGTCGCCTGAAATGTCATTGCGCGGTAGTGTGGATGCTGCGCTTGCAAACGCATCGCCTGAACTACAGCAATTTGTTGGCTCAAAAAACATCAATTCAATCCATTTGCCTAGCCTAGAAACGCGGGCACTTGAAGAAAAACACGGCGTTAATTTGTCCGTGGGTCAACGTACGGGCGACACGCAACAATATGCAAACGAATGGAATCGTCGCAGCGAAACGCCTACATTGGGCAACCATTTCAATGAGCAACCGGCTCAAATTTCAGCCGCATTTGAAACAGCCAAACAAAAACACGCACCGGATATTTCGGTGACTGCTGACGCATCCGAACTAGGACAGCATGAAATCAACGCCTTGGCCGCAAAAGACCAAGTTCGGCGTGATGCAATCAGCAGCGCTTACAAAGCCTTGGAAGATGAAAACGGCGGGCAGTTTCCTATTGACATCGGAAAGCTAGATGAAAACATCAATTCCGAATTGTCTAAAAAACTAAAGCTAAATCATCTTCCCGACAGCATTAAAGCTGACTTGAAAGATTTTTATAAAAATCCAACATTTGAAAGTTATGAGGCTTTGCGGACAAATTTGGCAAACGAAATGCGTTCAAGTGCAAATGGCAATGCTCGAGGCGCTGCTTACATCGTACGCCAAGAACTTGAAAATTTGCCCATCTTTGGCGAAGAAGCAGGCACGCCCCAGGCTGCGCGGCTTAAAGAATTGGCTGACAATGCCCGCAGGCTAAATGCGGAGCGCATGGGCGTGATTAAGGGCAATCCTGCATATAAAGCAGCGGTTAAAGAAGCAGCAGACGCCGCCGACGCATCGGCGCAAGGCGAAAGCCTAAACGCAGCAAAGTTTCACAATAAATATGTGTCAAGCGCAACGCCTGAGTCTATTCGGCGCATGAAGGCAGAAATTCCTGCCGATGACATTGCCCATCAAGCCATAACATTTGGCGAATTGAGCCGCGCTAAAAATGCTGCCATCAATGCTAGTGAGCGCAATCTCACGCCTGAGCAATTTGCTAAGTTTTACAAGCAAAACAAATCTGCTTTAACAGAATCATTGTCGCCACAAGCAATGCAAGATGTTACCGAATTGGGTTTGCTAACAAGCAAAATTGGTATGCCTAAAACTGGAACATTCAACTATTCCAACACATACAGCAGTATGTTGGGCGACATGGCAAAAGAAGGATTGCTCACTGCTGGAGAAGCTAAACTTGCTGGAGCTACTGGCGGTATGTCAATTCCTGTTCTTGGTCTTGCAAGGCAATTTATGGGCAAGTTGAACAAAGAAGGTTTTGCGAGAGAAGCAACAAATCCGCATGGCGGTTTAACCAAGGACTAACATGGCAGTAAATTTATCACCCATCGGTAACGGGTTTCAATTCTTCACCACGACAGGCTTGCCGCTTACGGGTGGATACATTTACACCTATGTGGCCGGTAGCACTACGCCTGCGGCAACCTACACCACATCGGCGGGCACGACTGCGAACACCAATCCTATCCAACTTGGAACGGATGGTCGGCCACCGCAAGAGATATGGCTTACGGCTGGCACAAATTACAAGTTTGTTCTTACCACTAGCGCCAATGTCACAATCCAAACCTACGATAACCTTTATGGAATCATCGGAACAAGCCCATCTGTCAGTGCCGTACCATCGGGCGGCATCATCATGTGGTCGGGGTCTATTGGGTCAATCCCATCGGGCTACTACCTCTGCGACGGTACGAACGGCACGCCCAACCTTAAAGATAGCTTCGTTGTTGGTGCGGGTAACACCTACTCAGTCGGCAACACCGGAGGCTTCACTAGTTCGGTGACATCGAGCGTCGGCACAAATCTTCCAACCTACTACGCCCTGGCGTTTATTCAGAAGTCATAAATCATGGACGAAACACTTGCAAAACTGAACAGCCACGAAGCCGTTTGCGCGGAGCGTTATGAGCAAATTCAAATGCGCCTTGACCGCTTGGAAAAGGTCATTATTTGGTTTGCTGGAGCCATGTTGACCGGCATGGCAGGCATCATCTATTCATTGTTGACCCATGTTAAATGAGATGGTTTGTCGCCTTGTTTGTGTTGTCCTTGATAGCAACAGCAACAGTGCGGCATGAGTGCAGCGTTTCTGATTTTGTAAACATTGCATCAACAACAGACCCAAAGGAACGATATGAAAGAATACTTGAATGGCTTGATGAATCAGGCCCGTACTGCACTAAGCAAAGTCTTGGACTCATTTACAACAATTTGGCGCAAACGCTAGGCACGGTTGACAGCGTAAAGATTCGCTTAAAGATAGAAAAACTGTACGAAAGGGCAAAATGATGGAACCAAAAGACAAGCTGATTTACATGGTGACCATGATGGTGACCGCCACACTTTGTTCCGTTGTCGTTGTCCTTATTGGGGCATTAGTCCACGGCTTGTTTGTTAAAGAAGTGGACAACACCAAGATTTTTGAAATCATCGGCCCAGCCTTTCAAACCATTGTCGGTGGCTTGATTGGGTGGTTGTCCGGTCTAAAGGTTGGTTCCCACATGGATGACATCAAAGCAGGAGAAACAAATGGCGCTTGACCCCGTATCCGCACTTTTAGACATTGGCGGCAAAGTAATGGACAGGCTATGGCCTGACCCTGCCCAAGCTGCGGCTGCCAAGTTGGAACTGTTCAAGCTGCAGCAAAGCGGTGAGTTGTCCATGATTGCCGGTCAAATGGACATTAACAAGGCAGAAGCGTCCAACCCGTCTATCTTTGTCAGCGGCTGGCGGCCAGGCATAGGCTGGGTCTGCGGTGCAGGCTTTGCTGTTCAGTTTGTCATTGGCCCACTAGCCGAATGGGGCAGCGCGGTTTACGGCCATCCAATCAAGTTTCCACCTATGGATATGGGCACGATGATGCCTTTGCTTTTGGGAATGCTTGGCCTTGGTGGTATGCGTACCGCTGAAAAAATCAATGGGGTCGCCTCCAAATGAAAGACAACTTTGATGCATCTTTTGACAAAGTAATGCAGTCGGAAGGCGGTTACGTTTGGGACAAAGATGACGCTGGCGGTGAGACTAACTTAGGCGTGACCGCAGGCGCATGGGCTGCTTTTCTTGGCCGACCAATAGAGCCAGGCGAAATGAAAGCGCTGACCAAGGAAACAGTTAAGCCGTTCTACCGCGCCATGTATTGGGATAAGGTCAAAGGTGATGACCTACCCGTAGGCGTTGATTACGCCGTTTTTGACTTCGCGGTGAACGCTGGTACTAGCCGCGCTGCAAAGTTTCTCCAACGGGCTGTAGGGGCCGTGGATGACGGTGTTATTGGCGGCGGCACATTAGGAAAGGTTGCTGTGACCAACAAACAAAGGCTACTCGCTAGTTTTTCTGACCAAAAGCAACGGTTTTATCAAGGTCTTGCAACCACCAATCCTACTCAACAAAAGTTTCTCAAGGGCTGGTTGGCCCGCGTAGACCAGGTACAAGCCACAGCAACATCAATGCTCGCGTGACATTTCAATCAGCGCGGCGTGCATCAACGTTGCGCTTTCAATAGCCTCAAGCGTCTTGCTAATAGCTAATTCATATTTGTTTTCTAGCACGGCCCAATGCGCGTCTTTAAGCGCTTTTTCAGCGTCCATACAGGGTCTAGCGTAATCAATCAAAGTGTTGGGCATAAGTTTGGTGTCCATAATCATGTGTTCTTCTCCTTGAGCTTGGCTTCAATGGCTTGCGCCCATGTTTTGTGGTCTAAGCAAACAGCATCTTTCCAGTCACCCCACAATGTGTTGACTTCCTCATCCGTCAGCCCTACCCACTTACGCTGTGCCGTTGTCTGCCAGTAATCCCACTTACGCTGTGCCTTTGTCTGCCAGTAATGTACATCACACAAGTCGCCTTGATTAATGTCGGCTTTGTATAGGTTGAATTGGTAGCTTCCGCAGTTCCAATCGCCACACTTAAATGTGCATCTCCGTTCAGCCACTGTTCGTCTCCTTCAGAAATTCAACATATTGATTAAGACGGGCAAGCACAACAGGCTCTAGTGCTATCACTTTATTCTCGGAGTGATTAACTGCTAACCAGATTTGGTAGCCATCAGTGCTGGCATAAACACCATCACCTAAATAAGTTGAATAGGAATCATCTTCAATCATTTGTTTTCTCCATTAATTTATCGACTTACATTAATATACGCATCGGGGTTTGAAATACAAGCTTCAAGATAATTTGCAACAAAGAGAACGAAGTGTTCATACACTCCCCACCCATTAGGACTATCAAATTTTTTAAACCGTTCAGGATCTGACAGCAGCAAAGCCAATCCTTTAGAGAGCGGGGCAATCAAGTCGCGGGCGCAGTATCCCATCTCATTGGCTAACCACAATACTTCATAGATGTTGGCTTCCCTTGCCATCTCGCCAAGGTTGTGTGTGATGTTTGCACTGTAAATGCTTTGAGTTAATGTGATGTCTAAGCTCATGTGTTCTTCTCCTTGAGTTTGGCTTCCACCAATCCTGTAATAAAACCAATATTTTTCCCCGTCCACGCATCGTGAATTTTTATTATTTCCTCATCCGTCAGCCCTGCCCATTCGCGCTTTGGTGGGGTGGTGTAAAGAGCATCCCACCCAAGAGGCACTTCATTTGTTGGCGCTGAAAACCTTATGCGGAATCCTTCCCCGTGCGGTGTTATCCACGCTACAGGCTCCTGCGCTGGCTGCTCAAGATACACACTTGCTGGGTCAATGCGCTCACCATTCTTTGACCACGATGTGCCGTACATAGCGCGGTCTTCGTGCATCTTCTTGTACGCCTCATCAAAGTGGGAATTTATTTTGTCCATTGCCGCTTGGCGCTTGGCTTGAAAGCCACCGCCCCACATCCCCTGCCTACGAGCGAGGTCATCGAACGCCTCGTCTTCTTCATTTTTCATTTGTTTTCTCCTTTAGGTCACCCGGCAGCACTACGGAGCAATACTTCAGCTTGCTCCCGTCAACCAACAACACGTTGGTGGTCGCTGCGGCTAGGTTCGAGCCGTATATCTTCTTTAGCGCATCCCACACTTTTTGTGCTTCAGTTTTCATAGCATTCCATTTCGTAAAGTGATGCAAGTGCCCTCAATCAGCGTGACCATCTGACCACCTTTAAGCGCCATCTTTTGCAAATTTTCTTTTTGTTCGTCTACCGCAGCGCGGCATTGTTTTTCGGATTTGTACCAATTTTCCGCTTGCATAAATTCACAATTGCCATTCATGCAGACAAAAAGCACAGGAATAAAAATAATTTGAATCATGCTATCAATCCCCACAAAACTGCGCCAATGGTGCATACAAACAAAAGGAAGAAGCCCACGGCAAGGGCTGTCTTCACCATGTCAATGAAAAAGTCACCACCGCTATCGGTGTCATCGTCGTTCATGCTTTGCTCCTTGCTCTGATTGCTTGGCTACACCAAGTTGCTAATACATCTTCACCTTCATATTCAGCATCAATGTCATCACACACCTTGGCGCACTCTTCACGCTCATGTGCGGCTACCAACTTGGCAAAGATTTCAAATCGGTTTGGCCTATCGGCATATATAGGCCAGCCTAAGTCCCAATCTAGCTTAGCTTGTTCAGCAAGTTCTTTAATGTTCATTTGCAATGCTCCGTAAAAATTGCCAATGCGTGACCGCAAGGCGGGCAATAGGTTGCGTAGCCAATCCAAAAAAATATCACCGTGACTGTGCAACTTAATCCAATTAAAGCAAAAGTGGTTTCAATTAGTCTCATAGCTTCTCCGGTGTTTGCATAACATAACGGGCATAACGTTTTTTGTTGTGTTTCTCAATGATGGTCTCAATGTTCCATCCACCTTTTTTAAGGTCAAACACAATAGCCGCTAGGCGAAAACATCCACATCCATTTAACGCGTCAATCGGGGTCAAGCTGATGCCAGCCCGCAGCTTGTTCAATATCCAATCAGTTTGTGACATAAAAATCCTTAGAGGTGGGGTACTCGCTGCACTGACTGACCGCCGTTCCGCAGTCCCCTGTATCAGCATCTGCTTTCCCCCGTTAATCAAAATGGCAAATTTTCATCATCATCTTTAGGAAACCCATCATCTTTAGGGAATCCATCTTTAGGGCGCGGCTGGTTAAGGTAGGCCATGCCATTCCATCCACCTTCAACAATCGGGATAGAACGCAGCTTCATCATTAGGCCAGCCTTGGTCTCCATGACCACGCCAATGCGCTGATACGAGTTTTTGGTTTCGCCTTGTTTGTTTTGATAGGTTCCGTCTTTGACGGTGATTTCATAAATGATTGCCATGATTACCCTTTAAGTGATTCAGCTTGTTTTTTGATTGCGCTGCGAGTCTTGCTGTCAAGCATTCCCCACAATGCCATTTTTTCTTCCACATCGGTGATGCCCGAATATTCATCAACCGCACCGATTAGGTCATTTGCGCTCATGCGCTCACCAATGGCCGCCGCAACATCCGCAATGATTGCCATTCGGTGTGAGGAAACCAAGTCAGTCTTAGTGGCCGACACTTTTGGCGCTGGGGTCTTGGATGCCGCATTGCCATCATCGTCCTCGGGCGCTATCCCGCAAGCCGCCATCAGGCTATAGCGCCTGGCGTAAGTCAAAGCCGAGCCGTACCCTTGCGCGTCTTGTTTGCTGGCAGGAACGTGCAGCTTGCCGCACTCCAAAGTCTCGCCCGATTCATGGACAAACACCGTTTCCACAGTCACGCCGGTGCTGTCCTCAGATGTGCGCTGCACAAGGGCTATTCCTGCGCTGTTTAAGGCATCTACAACAGCCTCAATGCAACCGGCAAGGTCAACGTACTTAGACCGAAAATGCGGGTTTGTAGACGTTTTTAACGCCGGTGCAAATCCGCGCTGGGCGCGTACTAACGCTGATGCAATGTTTTTCATAGGTCACCCCTTTCGATAGTTAATAAAAACCAACATCAACGCCCACCAACTTGAGCCTGTTGCCCAAACAAGAAAACATATGGCAGCTAGCAATGCTATGTTTTCTAACATAGCCCAACCATAATTAGTCATAGGTCACCTCCAAAATCAATTCCACAATGTTCACAAGTGAAGTACCAAAGCACAGTCACATCATCAAAAGCGTGGCGACTTAATTCACCACAGTCACGCCCGCACTCAGGGCATTCATAGTCTTCACACTCTTTTGAGTTGTTCTTTAAGCCATTCGATTCGTTCATCTTTATGCTCTAGTTGTTGACACAAATACCAGACGTACAGTTCTAAAAAACCTTTTGGGTCACATTTAGAATTGCATTCGGCAATGATTTCTTCATAGTTGTTGCTAGTGACCATGTTTTTGTTCCCACATCAGTTCGGCCTGGACTTGTTTGAGTTCGTCTTTTGCAAATTCAGCTTCAGCACACAATTCACGAATCTGAGCGCGTAAGCATCCAACTTCGTAAGCCAAGCGGTTGTTGGGGTCGGCGCTGTAATTTATGGCCGCCTCATCGCATTGAATAATGATGATGGATGCACGAGTAGCTGCTTTCATTTGTAAAGCCTTTCTGAGATGTATTTAATAAGGTAAGCGCGAGTGCGGC